GAAGGACAGGGAAGTATTTTTGTTACCTAGTTTTTTATTGTAGTAATTAGAAAAACTAATTCCAAGAATAAATGTTCCGTCAATTTTATTGTGTACGAATCTCATTATTTAATTACCGCATTTCTGAATCGTGTTAAGTCAAAGTTAGAGTTATCTCTTTTGAAGAATGTTTGAAAGTCTGAAAGCAAATCCTCAAACACTTGTGTATCAATGTCTAAATGATAAGCGTTTAGAATTTCTGCTACTGCTATGTAGTCCTTGCGTGTCATTTATTTACCTGCCTTAGATAGTTCAAATTCGATTGCTAACTTTGTGTAGGCTTGTTCCCACATTCTTTTATTAGCCTTTAGTTGTGTAACGCTTACGACTAAGTAAGCCAAAGCCCCAGCCAATAGGCTAGGTAGTAAGATGATTAGTGCTATTTGTATTAGTGACATTGTATGCCCTTTCTTGTTGTTGTTAGTTTTATCTTACACTAGAGGTCTGACAGTTTTACCTGTAGACACGCCTAGTTAGCATTTCAATCTGGCGATTGTAGTGGTCAATCATTCGCTGATTGGTTGGGTCATACTTTAGGGTACGCTCTAGGTCATTGACTGCATCTACTAGCAGTCGTGCATTCTTTATTTTAGTGTAAGCCATTTAAGCCACTTCCCAACCTGTTAGAGGATTGCGATAGATTGCTATCTGTTCGCCTGTTGTATTGTCTACTACCTCACAGGTAATTCCTGCACCGTCAAAGCAAGAGGCAACCATTTGCAAAGCGGAATAGATAGTAGGGTATTCGTTAGAGATTTCGTCTCTCTTATTTGTTACAGTGTAAGTCATTTGCTTACCTTTCTTTTGTTCTTATAGTTTCACTATACACTAGGGGTCTGACAATTTATGCCATTTGGGGCGTGTCTAAGATGAACAGTAGGTGAACAATAATCCACAGGTTCAGGGGCATTTCATACCCATCTTATACACAGGTTATACACAGGGGCGCGGGCATTCGAACAGATGTTCTATGACATACATCACAAAAATAGTGTCTCAAATAGTGAGATTGGGCTTGCTTTTTGTCAGGGGTAGGGTGTAGTCTAAAGACATAAGAAAGGTTGAGAGTGAGCCTAGCAAATAAGTCGGGAAACCGAATGAGCCTAGCAAATAAATCTCAACACTAACAAAGGAAACAAAATGTTTTTATTCCACCTAAGAGATGTTCTACTATTCGTTGGTATCTTCTCACTACCTGCACTACTACTAGAATTACAATTACTAGTTATCGGACTAAACGGTATGAGTCCAACGGTTATGATAGTAACCGCCGTTATTGGTTTAGTATCTGCAATAAGTGCAGTAGTTATCGAAATGATTGAGGGGTAATAACAATGACTGAATTAGCATTTGAAAACATCACCAAGAATAAGTGCATGACTTGTCAAGATAAACTAACAGCATGGGAAATTAATTACTGTATCATGTGTGAGTCAGACCAAGAAATAGAAAACTATTTCGAAGATGAGTTCTAAAAACTAGAATTTTATTACACTTCAAAACTAAATAAAAATAGAATGGGCTCACTAATAAAAAGGTGAGCTTTTTCTAAATATACGAATCATACACATTAACAAAATATTCAGATTTTCTTCAAAATGGGATCTAGCTGCAAATATAAAAATTTTCAGATTTTGCGGGGATATCAATATATAACGTTGTAGAACAATATATAATGTTGTTGCAAATAAAGAAATATTCTGATATCATTTTAATTATGGAAATATGGAAAAAACTGGAATCAGTTAAAAGAGCTAATGGGGTAATTCGTTATTATGAAGATTACGAAGTATCTAACTATGGCAGAGTAAGATCGTACAAAAGAAAAGAACCTGCAATACTAAAGGGTCATTTTGACCCAGCTGGTTATATCAATCATATGCTTGCTGACACAACTGGAAAGCATGTAAATGTAAGAGCTCACACCTTAGTAATTCAAACATTTTTGGGGTATCCTGAAGATGGAATGGTAGTTTGTCATTATGATGATGTTAAAACTAATAATCGTTTAGATAATCTAAGATATGATACAAGAAAAGCTAACTGGAAAGACATTGTAAGAAATAAAAATAGTTAAAATATAACTAACAGTCCTGAGCATGACTTAAAACTGCTCTTTTCTCATTATGTGAGACAATATGTTACAATTGAGTAACAAATAATTTAATATTTCAATGTTTCTGGCAGCTCAATTTGACAAGTATAAAAAATGCAATTACACTATGAGTGCAGCGAATCTTAAAAAACTAAAAGTTTTAGAAAAGTTGGGGGCAGGGGGATAGAATTATTAAAAAACAAAGAGAGAAGCAAATGAATAATCAAGATTATATTAGATACATCTTCTGGATAGTATTATCAGTAATTGTTGTATCCACACTCTCTGGTAGCTAAATTTTTATTTTTGAAGGGATAAAAATGTTTAATGCAAAAACAATAGATAACTTTATATCTATAGAAGAATCTAATAAAATTTTAGAATTTGTAAAAGGCATAGAGCCATGGGAACAAGGTGGATCAGAGTTCTGGAGTAATAGAAGCCTAAATGCTATTAATATCTATAATAACTATGACAAAGAAATCGGGGAAATGTTATATGATATTCGTCAAAGAGTGGGAAATCAAATAAAAGACTCCTATGACTTATCAGAGATATATCCAGATCTATTTCAAGTCATTCGTTGGTTTCCTGGTCAAGAACAAGCCCCACATTGTGACGATATGACAAATGCTCACGAAGATCATAAAGAATCATTAGAATGGTTTAATCATAGAGAGTATGGAGCTATTATATATTTAAATGATAATTACTCTGGTGGACATACATATTATCCAAATCATAATTTTGACATTGCCCCTGCCGTTGGAAAACTTGCAATACACCCAGGAGACCCAGAGCACCTTCATGGCGTATCTAAAATAGAAGATGGTGTTAGATATACCCTTGCCTCGTTCTGGACTCAGGATGAGAAATACTTTGATGGATGGGTTCTTTAATTGAATTATATCAATGATCCTGGTTTTGAGGTTCCTGAAGACAAAATCTTAATAATTCCTTTTTCTGGTAGAGATGATCAATATGATAGATATCCAGAAATTGTAGAATCTTTAAAGGGTAATATTAAAAGAGACTGGCTTAGTAACCATGCCTACTATTGTCTTCCCCTTAATATAGGAAATCAATACGGTTTTATTATCAAGGCAGCATATGATTTTGATGCAACCTGGGATGGATCCCTTGGAAACCCTAATGATATTCATATTAACATATATGAGCCAGGAGAGTCCCTTTCCATGCAACAAGTTAGTCCAGGATTTGCTGAAGGCATCTTAACCATTCAAAATAACTTTCAATTTAAAACCCCTCCAGGAATTAACTTAATGACCATTGCTGCCCCAAACTTCTTTATTCCAGGAATGCAAGCAATGACAGCAGTAATTGAGGCAGACCAGATAAGACGAGACTTTTCCTTTAATCTAAAGCTAACCGATCCCAACAGGGTAGTTAGTGTTAAAAAAGGTGATCCTCTAGCTGCCTTTATTCCTATCCCTAGATACTTTGTAGAGGAATTTGAACTAGATACTGTTAATAAATATTTCTCAGAAGAGCTTATTAAAAATGAACAAAATGATGCAAATGAACTAGGTCGTCAAAGACTTAATGAAGATAAGGAAAAAGCACATTATTCAGGTAGAAAATATTTTAATGGAATTCATGCATTCGGACAAAAGTTCAAAGATCATCAAAAAAGAGTATAGTCTTCATATAAGGGAATATCTGCATATTATAAATACCTTCCATATATAACGAAGTTATAAGGGGGTAAGAGGGTATACTATTTCGCCGAATTTTGCGTTTTTAATTTGCGGATTTTTTGCGAGTTTTTGAATAATGGTATAATTAAACATTATGGCAACAGTAACAATTGTTAGAACAACCAATGCAACTCAGCTAAACTCTTTACTTAGTCAGGCTTCTGCCTCAACAACTTATCTTACACAGGCTTCTGCCTCAACAATTTACCTAACACAAGCATCTGCCTCAGTTACTTATGCTCCACTACCTGCTACCCCAGTTGGAACTATTGTTATGTATGGTGGAACTACAGCACCTACTGGTTGGCTATTATGCAATGGTCAATCAACTTCTGGATATGCTGCCCTTGCTGCAGTAGTTGGTGCAACAGTTCCTGACTTGCGTGGTCGTGCTCCAATTGGATATGGAAGTGGTAGTGGATTAACTGCAAGAAACACTATTGGTGCTACAGCTGGTGCTGAAACTGTAGCACTTTCAATTAGTGAAATGCCTTCTCACGCTCACAATCTTGACGTTGGTGATGGTGCTGGTTCTGTTGCTAAGACTTCTTGGATGGACCGCAGCACATCTCACGATCACACTACTGCTGGTGGTGGAGATCATCAACATAACATAAATACTGCAATTGAAATTGCTGGTTCTCTTGCTAATTCCACTGAAATTAACTGGCTTATTAATGCTAAATCAACTGGTGGTAATTACTTAGTAACCACTGCTGGCGATGGTCCTCACAATCACGGTATTTATGGAACAGACACTAATCACCGACATGATCTTGCTGCTCAGGGTGGCGGTACTGCACATCAAAATATGCAACCATCCACAGTAGTTAACTTTATCATCAAGACTTAGTGATATAATTAGTTATTATGACAACTAAAATTCAATTAAGAAGAGATACTTCAGCAAACTGGACTAGTATTAATCCTACCCTTTTTTCAGGTGAAATTGGATTTGAAACAAATACTGGAAAATTTAAAATTGGAAATGGATCTAGTGTATGGTCTGATTTAAGTTACTTTGGTGGAGAAGTTGATTTATCAACATATTTAACTATTTCTTCTGCTTCTACTACATACCTAACCCAGGCTTCAGCTTCTGCTACATATTTAGCTCAATCTTCTGCTTCTACTACATACCTAACCCAGGCTTCAGCTTCTGCTACATATTTAGCTCAATCTTCTGCAACTTCTCCAGCATACCTACCCTTTGTCTCTGGTTCATATTATAAAAACCCAGGAGCAAATAACAGCGGAATTTCATGTAATTTAAATTCTACAAATTTTGGACACTTTTATGTAGGACAAACTACATCATTTGACAGAATTGGATGTTCAACTGGAACAGTCACTACTGCTGGAGCTGCAAGACTTGGAATTTATACAGATTCAGGTGGTAAACCAGGAACTTTAGTTTTAGATGCTGGAACGGTTGCTTATTCTACAAACAATACTGCATATTTAATTACTATTAATCAAAGTTTAACTCCTGGATGGTATTGGCTAGCACATAATATGCAATCTGGAAGTTCTCTTTTTTTTGGAAGTGGTGGAAATCAATCTAGTATACAGGGTGTACAAAGAATGTTTTCAACAAATACATTTACAAATATGATATCTGGTTATGAAGAATCATCAGTTACTGGAGCATTTCCAGCTTCAGCATCTGCAGCATTTTCACAAACTAATGGAATTGTATCAGCATATTTGAGGGCAACATAATGGCTCAACAAATTACTTACGGGATAGGTGGTTATGACCCATCAAAGCCAAATGACAATATTGTAGAAGTTATTGAAATAGACTAATTAGCATAGTAGTTTATATAATGATATAATTAGATTACTATGGCTACAATATTTCCTGGATCCGCTTCTGTAAATCAAATTTTTGACGGATATGAATTTAATGGAACTGCCTGGGATATTATTGGTATTGATTTAACTGCTGATTACCCCGAAATTGTGGGTGGAAAAATATCTGCAAGTGTTATCCCTGATACTTTTGCTACAGTTTCATATGTAGATCAGGAAGTTGGAAATATTAATTTATCCCCATATTTAACACAAAGTTCTGCATCTACAACCTACCTTACACAAGCTTCTGCAAGTACAACATATGCTACAAAGACTGAATTAAATAATATTGATTTAAGTTCCGCTTCTGCAGCAGCAGTTGCAGCAATTGTAGACTCTGCACCCTCAACATTAAATACTCTTAATGAACTTGCAGCAGCACTAGGTGATGACGCTAACTATGCATCCACAATTACAACAGCACTTGGAAATAAATTAGATACATCTACAGCAAGTTCTTTATATTTAACACAAGCATCTGCTTCTACTAACTATCTTACTAAAACTTCTGCAAGTTCTACATATTTAACACAGGTAAATGCTTCTACAATATATGCAACAAAGTTAGAGGCACAGTCTGCAGCAAAAGGATTTAATCTATTAAATGCTACAACGGATGTAGCTCTTGGAACTATACCTGGAAGTTTTGGTTCAGATGTATTAGTTTATGTAGATGTTAATGATTATGCATATTCAGTAGGAGATAATGTAAAACTTAAAAATATTTATGATGTTGGAGAACTTAATCCAGTCCTTTCTGCTTCAGCAACATCAGCTAGTGCATTAAATTCAGCATCTTTAGAATACCAACTGGTAACATTTAATACTTCTTCCCCTATGGACATATATCCTAATAAATATATAACAGCAAGTGCTGCAAATGGATCTGGATGGGTAATTCAACTTTTTGTAGACACTGTCTCTGGAACAGTAATTACTGGATACCCTCAGACACTAACTGCTCCAGCCTCAGCAACAGTTACTTCTAGTTGGATTTTTGAAAGAGATACTATTAATTCACCATTACCTACATATTATAATGCATCTAGAAATATTATTGGAAATATATCAAGTGTTGGATCTAATAGCTATACTGTAGATATTATTCAACAACCTACAGCTATGTGGGAATCAAATACCTGTGATGTTAGCCTAACTGGATTAAATGGAGAAGTTGGATTAGAAGGACTAGCTGGAGCAGCTGGAGCAGCTGGACCACAGGGACCAGAAGGACCACAGGGACCAGAAGGAATAGCTGGATCAGCTGGAGCAGCTGGAATGAATGGAGTAAATGGAGATCCTGGACCAGAAGGACCAGAAGGACCACAGGGACCACAAGGAGATCCTGGTCCAACACCAACATCAGATGACGCTCAGCTCATAATAGCAATACAGGTATTTGGATAAGGTATAATATAATCATGGCAACTTTTTCAAAAGAAAAACTTTCAGGATCAACACAAGGTAAAGCAATTAAGGTTGCTGCTACTGCCTCAGTTGGTACAACTATTCACGCAACTGGAACATCAGCAACAATACAAGATGAAATTTGGCTATATGCATATAATTCTTCAGCAGCAGCAGTAGTATTAACAATTCAATTTGGTGGAACAACAGCAGTTGATAATGATATTAAATTATCTATTCCTGCTACTTCTGGATTAACTTTAGTTGTTCCTGGTTTAATTTTAACTGGCACTGGTAGTGCTGCTAATACAGTTGCTGCTTATGCTGCAACTACAAATGTCATTACGATTTCAGGTTATGTAAATAGGATTACCTAATGGCTAATCCCTTAAATAGAATGGTTTCATCTAGCCAAGTAAGTACTTGGTTTGGTCAAGATGTAGAACTAAGTAATCCATCACGATATATAAAACGACCTATTGTTGATTATTTAATTATTGCTGGTGGCGGTGGTGGTGGTTATAACGCTGGGTGTGGTGGCGGTGCTGGCGGATACCGTTCAAGTACATTTTCTGAACTTTCAGGTGGAGGAACAGCAAGTGCAGAAAGATTTAGTGCTCAAGTTGGTGTTTCTTACAGCATAACAATTGGTGCTGGCGGTGCTGGGGCAACAGGCGAAGGAGTAGGGGCAAATGGGCAAGATAGTTCATTTGCTGGGATTGTTTCACTTGGTGGTGGCGGTGGTCGCTCTAGCGGTGGGGCTGGAGTTGCTGGTGGTTCTGGTGGTGGTGGATCTGTTTCTTCTGCTGGAGGTGCTGGAACTGCATTTCAAGGATTTAAAGGCGGAGATGGAAATGGAGCGGATGGTGCATCAAGGTCTGGAGCAGGTGGTGGTGGTGCTGGAGGAGTTGGGCAAAATACTCCCAGTAACAATCAAGGTGGGGCTGGTGGAGTTGGCGTTTCCTCTTCAATAACTGGAACTGCAACATTTAGGGCTGGCGGTGGCGGTGGCTCTCCTCACTCTGGCTCAGGTGGTGCTGGTGGAAACGGTGGTGGTGGTGCTGGTGGTACTGGTGCTGCCAGTGCTGGTACTGCTGGATCTGCAAATACTGGTGGCGGTGGTGGTTCAGGTGGTGGATACAATTTTAATGGAGCAGCTGGTGGTTCAGGTATTGTAATTATTGCATATCCAGATACTTATCCAGCACTATCATCTATTTCTGCAGGTTTAACTTATACCCAACCAACCCGTTCTGGATATAGAGTTTATCAATTTACAGCAGGTACAGGAACGGTGAGTTGGTAATGGCACATTACGCATTTTTAGATGAAAACAACATTGTAACTGAAGTTATTGTTGGTATTGATGAAACAGAATTAATTGAGGGAGAATCCCCAGAAATCTGGTATGGTAATTTTAGAAATCAAACTTGTATTCGTACCTCATACAATGGAAATATTAGAAAGAACTATGCTGGAATAGGATATTCTTATAATTTAGAGCTTGATGCATTTATTTCACCAAAACCTTTTAACTCTTGGATTTTAAATGAAGAAACTTGTTTATGGAATTCACCAATAGAAAGACCAGAGGGTAGCTATATTTGGAATGAAGAAATTTTAAACTGGGAAGAAATATCTTAAATATTACTACTTGCAGACTTTTCATTAATAGTATCTAATTCATTAACAATCTTATAAGCCCATTGAGTAATTGCATATTCATATTTATTATAATGATGACCACAGAATAATAATTCCCCCGAAACTCCAGTAGCAAGTACAAAAGCTTGAGCACCACATCTATCACAACGATCTGAAATTTTCAATACTTTTTTTACTTCTTCTTTAGTTTCGGGCATTTATTAACTCCTATGTTATTTATATGTTATAATTGTTTTTAAGTCTTACTTTGGAGTATACCATAAAACAATGAATAATTCAATAGCGATGTTTGTCGAAAACTGGCAAATGTTTTTATCTCTTACCGCCATATTAGGTGTTGGATATGCAACGGTAAGAAAATTTGAAAAAATTCTTGGTAAAGATGAAAAAGGTAGAACAATAGCAGATCGCCTTGATCGTGTAGAACATCAAATATTCCCAAATGGCGGATCTAGCATGGCAGACAAGGTAAATAATCTTGGATCCAATCAAAATGAAATTAAATCAGATCTTAAACAATTAACTGGTGAAGTTAAAGTAATTAAAGACGTTCTAGTAGCATATATTGCAGATAAGAAATAAAATAGTTTGGTATAATAAAAGAGTAAGAAAATTTAAATAGGAGTGCCCAACATGACCCCAGGGCTTGTAAACTTTGTTTGTCCTCAAGGTAGTACCTTTAGAAGGACTCTAACATACTCCCTAGATAATCTTCCTATTGATTTATCTGGATATTCTTCAAGATTACAAGTAAGGCAAGCATATTATTCGGATGATCCAATTATTTCCCTAGTTTCTGGAAGCGGAATCACAATTGGAGGATCTGCTGGAACTATTGATATATTAATTGCAGCAAGTGCTACATCTGCTTTCCCTGCAGGAAATCACGTTTATGATTTAGAAATAGTAAGTCCATCAAACATTGTTGATAGATTAATCGAAGGTACATTTAATGTAACTCCAGAGGTAACAAGGTAATGGCAGAATTAAAGGTAGAAATTGATCAAGTTATAAATAATATAACAATTGATGAAGAAAATGTAGTAGTTCAATTAGGAACCTCTGGTCCACAAGGTGGAAGAGGAACTGGAATACTTAATGGTACATCTGCTCCAGATAATACTATTGGTATTGTTGGAGATTTTTTCTTAAATACAACAAACATGAATTTGTATGGTCCAAAAACAGATTCAGGTTGGGGAACTCCAACAGATTTAGTTGGAAGTCAAGAGCTTGGTTATGTTCACATTCAATCAGTACCCTCTGCGGTATGGAACGTAACACATGGATTAGGGTTTACCCCTAATATTACAGTAGTTGATACAGCAGGAACAGTTGTTGAGGGGTCATATAACTATCCAAATTCAAGTACTGTAGTTTTAACCTTTATCGGAGCATTTTCGGGAAGGGCTTATTTATCGTAATGAAGGAGGTGAAAATATATGTCTAGAAAATTTTTAACAAGTATTGATTTAAATCGTAATGAATTGCAAAACGGTGTTATCCATAATTTGGCTACAGATCCAGGTAGTGCAGTTGCTGGTCAAGTTTACTTTAACACTGTTGACAACACGTTAAAAGTATATACTGGATCATCTTGGGAAGCCGTTGGGTCTACTGAATTTATTGGTGATGCAGTAAATGATTTACTTGATAGTGGAACTGGAATTTCATTAAACTATAATGATGCTGGAAATTCTCTTACAATTGCAAATACTGGTGTAACTAGTATTACAGGTACAGAAAATGAAGTAAGTGTTTCAGGTTCTGCTGGTGCAGTAACGGTAAGTCTTCCAAACTCTATTACAGTAGATGTAACTGGTGCTTTAACTGGTAATGCAAGTACTGCTAGCACTTTGCAGACACCTAGATCTATTGCTCTTGGTGGTTCTTTAAGTGGTAGTGTTAGTTTTGATGGAAGTCAGAACGTAACAATTACAGCAGATATTGTAGCAGATTCAGTCGCTCTTGGTGCAGATACAACTGGTGATTATGTAGCAGGTGCAAGTGCATCTGGTGCAGGTATCAGTGTAACTGGTTCAGGTGGTGAAGGTTCAACTCTAACTATTTCTAACACTGGTGTTACATCTCTTTCAGGAACAGCTAATGAAGTAACTGTTTCAGCATCTGCTGGAGCAATTACAATTGGTCTTCCAGATGATGTAACAATCGGAGGAAATCTTGGTGTAACTGGAAATCTAACTGTAAGCGGAAGCGTAACAACTCTAAATACAGAAACTTTGCTAGTTGAGGATAATCAAATTACCCTTAATAGCAATGTAACTGGAGTTCCTGCAGCAAATGCAGGTCTTGAAGTTGAGCGTGGTGATTCAACCAATGCTTCTTTAATTTGGAATGAATCATCTGATAAATGGTCAGCTGGACTTCTTGGTAGCGAAACTGCTATCTCTCTTGAAGGTCACGTCCATGCAACATCTGATATAACTGGATTACAGGAGTATGTTGAAGATACAGTTGGCACAATGCTAACAGACTCTTCAACAGTTGATTTCACATATTCAGATAATTCTGGAAGTGCTGGAACATTCACTGCTAGTATCATTACAGCTTCAACAAGCTATTTGACAACTGGTAGTGGTCTTGCTGTTGATATTTCTTCTGTAGAGTCAAAGTTAATAACTGATGGATTCCCAAAGAAATATGCAGTTAATAACACATCGCTAACATCAACTAGTGGAGTATGTACCTGGACTGTAACACACAACCTTGCAACTAAGGATGTAACAGTTCAAGTATATGAAGTTGCTGCTGATTATAATCAGGTAGAAGTAGATGTACAACATACATCAACATCTGCTATAACTATTAAAATTAATAGTGCAACAACAATTGCTGCTGACACATATCGTGTTGTAGTAATTGGATAAAGTATAATATAGTATGTGGGGGGCTAGATTAA